TATAATATAAACATTATAGTAAAAATATGCAGTTACTGCATATTTAGACGTAAAATTTGGTTAATTCATATTTTACCTCCTTTCAATAATAATTATAAGAGACTGCGGTCTTAGGTTACCCATCTAGTTATGGGTAGCCGATACCGTAGTCTAAAATGAATAAAAATATCCCCATAGGAGTTTAACTCCTATGGGGTATTCTTTTGTTAGTTGCATCTAAAATGCTTATGAATAATTTTAATTGCGTCTCGAGATACGCTTATTTGCTATAGTTTGAGGAGTCATATTATCAATATTAATCAAGTTAGTATTAATATGAGATCCTAACATATAGACATTCATCATATTCTTAGAAAGTACATCTGTTTTACTTTCAGGAATATCTTTTAATGAAACTGTTCCTAGAGCTGAGATTGTATTATACATAGCCTGTTTAGCTTCTGGGGAATCTGCACGTGCTCTAGAAAGTTCTTGAATTGTATTATCCATACCAGATACTACTAGAGATTCCATTTCACGGTCAGATGTAGCGCCATTCTTATCATGACCTACAAGTCTACCTGTTTTATTATCTCTAGATGCAATATTAGTAGAGATAGAGTTCTTCTTAGTTAAGAACTGTTTCATTTTCTTTAAATGAATATATACAACTAATGCTTCTTTAGTACTTACAGGAACTCCATCTTTATTCTTATATAGATCAGGAGTAGATACTTTCTCCATCAATGGTACTCCAAGTACCTTAGCCGCCTTTTCTATTTCAACGAAAGTTGGTTCTATTTTGAATATACGGGTTTGAAATCTATATGGGAATTTCTTAGAAATATATTTTAGAAATTCTTTATCATCCATAGGTTTAAATTTTTCAGCATAGTATCTTGACATACTACCAGTTTTATCTAAAGCATCCATAACCTTATAGATTAATTCTTCTGCCTTAGCTCGTTCTTTAGTCATATTAAACCTCCTTTAATTTAATAGAGTGTTCAAAATGACGAAAAAAAAATATAAGTAAGGAGATGGGAATTTATCCCATCTCCACTTATTAAACTATCTATCAATAGATAGAATTATTAGTGCTATCATTGGAATACAAGCGATAGCTAGTATTGTACCAAAGTCTGGCATATTTTAATTAACCCCCTTACCAAATATCTCTTTTACAGCGAGAATATCGTATCTACCGGATACGAACTCTGCTGTAGGATAAGACTTTTTAAGTTCTACTACGTCACTACTATGTGACATAATGACTTTTCTAACTATTTCCTCATGGGAGATTTCTCTCTTCCATGCAGAATCGTATACATTGACTGTAAACTTTACAGTCACTTCTATCGCCCAATCCGAATCATTTTGGATTGGGATGGAGCAATATGCATTTAGCGTACGGCCAAATTGCGTATTGTTAGATGTAGGACGTCCTACATGAATAGTTTCCTCAGAAGCATGAATCTTCTTCTCATTGGAAACTTTCTTAAATTGGTTATCAATTGCTGTTTGTTCAATTTTCTGCTGAGCAGCAATTTGTTGTGCTGAAGTTGTATCTGCATCTGCTTTAGGTGCATGCAGACCATACGCAGCTCCACCAATAATTGCCATAAGAATGAATACAGCTGCAACTATATTTTTTGTATTTAAGAATCTTTTCATTTTTTATTCTCCTATTGTAAAAACACCAAAGCTAATTTGAGCTTTGCTAGAGTTATAATTATACCAGATATTGATATAATTAGCATTATTAATATTATAATAATATCCTTTTTCATGTACATACCTCCTAGTATACCCATTGACAAAGATACATTCCAGTATCCTTGTCAAAATGTTTCAATGTAATCTGGCTGTATCCAACATCCTTAGCTGCATTTATAGCAGCAATAAGTGCTTGGCTGCACCCAGTAACATAGATAATTATATTATTACTTTCTTTTTTATGTAATAATGTTACTGATGCATTTTGTTCCATTGTTTTAAATGAACCAGGACCAAATCTTACATCATTATCATTAAATATATAATTGTTTACTGGTAGATTATGTCTACCTTTAATGAGGCCATATATATCAGCCTCATATATGATTGGTGCACAATTCCAATCGTCGTTTTCATATTTACTAACATATGTTTCTATCTCTGTTAGTGTACCTATAAAGTTCCAATATTTAAATAATTGCATTTAATACCTCCATCTAATAACAGAATTCCTCAAAACACATCCCTGAAGGGACTTCAGCTAGATCATCATAGCAGTCTTCTAGAGACTGATGGTAATCAGATACAACATGTACAAACTCTCCATCGGCCCACCCTGAGGCCTCAACTAAATACACATGAAGCATATGTAACCCTCCTATTTAATAATAAAATAAATCTCATCATATATTCACATTAATAATATATTAATAAGAAACTAAAGTTTTACAAAAAAAAATAAAAGACCCATGGGAATTATTCCCATGGGTCAATTTGTTATATTTAGTAATCAATATGATTATTCAAAGTTATCATACAAATTATTTGGCTTGATTCCTAAATATACTTCTCTTATCTTTTCTCTGATTAGATAATTTTTAGTAAGTAGACCTAAAGAAACTTTAGCATCTTCTACAGTAAATTTAATATCAGATACTTTATCAAAGTTCTCTTCATATACTTTATTTAATACTAAGACTATTGATTCGATGAATTTATCATCATCAACTGAATATAATGCATTATTGATAATATGCTCACATGATCTGTAAGTTTTTTCCATCTCTTCTATGAAATAGAAGTCCGCATTATTTTCAAGTCTAATCTTAAGAGTATTAATAATATATGCACGTACTACTAATAATGCATCATTGATAGATTTGTTTACTAAATTATTGGTGCTAAATTCATTATCAGGAATTTTACAAAATTCAAAAACAAAGCTCATTAAATCAGCAATACCTTTAGAGAAGACTTTGTATTCATAGAGGGAATATGAAACTATAAATAATTCACCAGTGATTAACATATTAACAATTTTAGCTTTAAGTAATTCTGGCGTAGCATCTCTTCGAATAAATTCTTCCATACGTTTAAAATCGAAAAGGCCAAAACCAGCTTTATCTAAAATAAGATGGATTGCCATATCCAAACACATTAAAGGATTTAAATCATTAGAATAATCTAATTTCAGAGATACTATTTGATTAGTACCATTATAATGAGCTGTAATATTTAATCCATAATAGTTAACATCGTTCAAAAGTTTAACTAATGAATCATATATTTCACAATTTTGTCTAAGTCCTGGAAAATCATATAGCTTTTCATAACGTCTACCGATAGCATTAAGGATTTCTATGAAATATAATAATTTCTTTTCATCTTCTCGATTTTCTTTAGCGTACTCTGGAGTTATATCTAAAATGTTTGCTAATTTTATGCTGCCTTTAAAAATATCACCATTTGCTACATCTACAAAATTTACCATTTTAATTTCCTCCTATAAAATATTAAGATAAATATTTTTCAGCCACAAATCTAATTTCTTTAGAGGCTTCATATTTATTTACATCTTTACCATCTAATAACATTTTAAGTTTTTCACATTCTTCAGTTATATCTTTATTAATAAATTGATTTATTAGGGTTATATTTTTATTAAATACATTCTTTACATCATCAGGTGTATAATCCATAGTTAAATCTAAATGAATTAGTTCATAATTTAATAGATTAATTATAGACTTTAAAACTTCAAGTGAAGCTGTTCTATGTACAGTAGTTGAATAAAATTCAGGATTGATTTTATCCTTGATGATTTTTATTAGCTCTTCTCTTAATTTAAAAGCATATTCACCAAGATTATTACATTCACGATATAATTCAGTAGCATTAAAACTTTTATTTTTATCCTTTAAAATATCTACAACTAATGATAATTCTAATGCTAGTTGTTTAAATGGCATACTAGATGGTAGAGATCTATGTTTAGTATTAAACAAATTATCATAATTAGCATTAAAAAATTCCATATTTACAATTCTAATAATTACGTTTAGTACAAAGTCAGCTTTAGATTTATTAACACCTTTAGCAGTATTATATAAAATATCATAAATCATAGTTGATTCCGCATTCCAATTACCAAATGCTAATAAATCAAAATTTTTGTATAAATGTTTAAATACCATTCTTAAACATAAATCAATATTTAGTTCCCCAAATTCAGTTTTTGTTTGTTTAATCTCATATTTACCAATATTACGCTCTATTCTAAATAAATTAAAATAAGCATTATTCATTCTTTCAATAAATACATCACACTTAGACATACCATATTCATATCCAATATAATGCATTACATCAGTCATAATCTTATTCTTTTCATTAATAAATTTAGATTCATTGAGTCTAGTTGAATCGATCTCAAATGTTTTGGCAAGTTTAAGCTCGCCAGTAAATAATGAATTGGTTAAAATTTTTTCTCTGATGTCTGTCATTTCTTTTTCCTCCGTATATTAAAAAATGACTACATAATAGCAACTGTGCTACTATCATGATGATAATATATGAGTGAAAAAAAATAAAAAAAGAGGCAGAATAAATCTGCCTCCTATAAATTAACTAAATAAATATTTATCAACTGTTAGTCTAAGATCTTTAATGAAATCATTTATATTGACTTCTTTACCATCTAATAACATTTTAAGTTGTTCACTATCTTTACTTAGATCTCTATTACAAAATTCATTTAACAGTTTTATATTTTTATCTATAATATTTTTTACATAAGAGTCATAAGTCATAGAAACGTTTATGGTATTGAGTTCATATTCCATTAAATTAATTATAGAATATGCTACATCTGCTGATAGTTTAATATTTCTATTATTAATAGTTTTTTGATTTGTTTTAAGCTTAATAATATCTATTAACTCATCTCTTAATTTAAGAGTATATTCACCAAGATTATTACAATTACTATAAATAACAGTATCATGGAAGTTGCTATTAATTTCTTTTATAAAATCACCAACCAATGATAACTCCAATGCTATTTGTTTAAATCTAGTATCAAATGGTAAAGATTTGCCACTAGTATTAAATAAATCACCATAATAAGAATTGAAGAATTCCATATTAACCATTCTAATGATTATATTTATTACAAACTCAGCTTTAGATTTATTAATACTTTTAGCAGTAGAATATAATGCATCGTGAATAATACAATTTTCTATATCAAATTCACCATGATGACTTAATTTGAAATTTTGGTATAAATTTTTGAATATAATTCTCAGACATAAATCCAAATTTATTTTTCCAAATTTTGTATCTTTAAACACAACTTCAAAATTATCATTGAAAGTTATTCTAAATAGGTTAGAGTAAGTTCTATTCAATCCTTTAAGAAACTTGCCACACTTATATGACCCATACTCATATCCGATATATCGTAATACATCGCTTAAAATCTTCATCTTTTCATCAGCAAATGTAGATTCATTTAGTCGAGATGAATCAATCTCGAATGTTTTAGCAAGTGCAAGCTCGCCTGTAAATAGTTCATCATTTACAATTTTTTCTTTGATGTCTGTCATTTCTTTTTCCTCCATATATTAAGAATGACCAATATAATAGCATTCATGCTACTATCACAATAATAATATATGAGTAAAAAAAAATAAACCATATTTGGAGGCAGAATGAACTGCCTCCTATATGGTAAACTAATTACTTAGATTTCATTTCATCAAATTTTTTAATGCAAAGATCTAATGCTGTTAGTCTTAGTTCGCCTGTTACATATCTAGCTTGCATCATTGCCTCATCTTCAAATAATGAAAAGAGTGTACACTTTTTTCTAAAATCAGTATCATATAACTTAGACAAGATGTCTGTATATTTATCTAGAGTCTGTTTAAATTCTTTATTTTCATATGATACCAATTCATTATCATTATCACCAATATCTGATTGCATCATAAATAAAATAGATTCAGTTGCCCTCATCATATTTTCTACATAGTCATTTTTAAACTCTGTATTATCAAGGCCTTCTTTGGCCATTTTAAATCTGATATTCTTGACCAATACACTACGCAATTCTAATACATAAGATCCTAAATCTCTAGATGATTGGTATACTCTTCTATAATCAAACCCAGGATTCATCTTCTTGACAAATTGCGTTAATAGATCAATCTTATTGATAACGTGCTTATAAGATTGATCAAAAGGTGCAACTTTTGGT